CCATTATCATGCTCGTGGTGGTTATCGCGGTGCTTAGGCGCCATAATGTTCCATACGACGTGTTGGTCGATGGCGATAACGCTCTAGTCTTCTTGCGTGGCGTGGATGCTTCACGGGTTTTGGATACCTTCGCAGCGGATGTTCTAAATCAGTGTGGGCACGAGATGACACTCGAGGCCCCTGTTGACGTCCTGGAGAAAGTTAGTTTTGGTCGTTCCTGGCCCATCCTGACCGTGGACGGGTGGACTATGGTGAGGGATTGGCGCCGTGTTGTGTCCCAGGCGCTTTCCTCCCATATCCATCTACGTGAGCCACGTTTTAGGGCTGAGTGGGTTAGGGGTGTTGCGGCTGCCGAGCTTTCTCTTGCATTGGGTGTGCCTGTTTTGCAGGCGTATTTCTTGCACCTACAAAAACAATGGGGTGGTCCGGAAGGTGTGCGAGTCCATCCGCACACCGATCTTTTGTTCAAGGGAGCATGGTTCGCCACCTCGGTTGAGGCCCGTCCAATCTCATGGGAGGCTAGGGATTCCTTTTCACGCGCGTTCGGGGTAACGCCCGACGAGCAGGTCGTTCTTGAGCGACTTCTTACTAGTGCCACTTCGGATGTGGCCTGGATGGAGGTCGCTGAAGACGTGTCCGATTGGGAAAAACTTCCTCCTTCTATCGCTGAGAGTTGGATGGACCGCCCACCATCGGTGTGGTGAGTGAAAGGTTCGGTGCTGTGGGTTCACCATGTGGGAGCTACCTAAAATGCGGGCCTTTGAGCTGGGTATCCCACGCCCTGAGACGGAGCCGTAATGTGGGTCGAGTGTCCCCTTGTTGGGGCACGCGCAGCATGTCCGTCGTTGCCGGTTGTGTTGGGGATCTGTATCCCGACGACGGGGGCCGTAATATACAGACTACCTTCGGGTTAGTGCCCCGCCGACACACTGGGTGGCGTTCCGCGGCGTCATATGGTGGGCTCCTCCAGCACGGGACTGGGGATCAAGCCACACAGGGGGTGATACCTGACCCCCTTCGGTAAAATACAGGTTCCGGGGCGCGATGTCACAGCGGCCCGGTTAGGGACTGGACCTGGTTCTGCCAACCAGGGGGTACTGCACCCCGAATGGCACCCCCAACGGGGAGCACAG